CTCCAAGGCTGGCCTTGTCGGTGTCGAGCCATCAACACGTTGTTGCGGACCCCTTGCCGGGTGGCCTCACTACCGAACTTTTGTATGATACGCTCTATCTCACCGGGGATTGGCTCTAGTGGCACCTTCTTTTCTGCTGGTAGCTCAGTCATACCTTTCTCCTTGCGTTTCACTCTTCGTACATGGTCTTCCCAGTTGTCGTTCTTGGCTCTTAGCCGGTCACGCTCATCTAGCAATAAATCGTAAGCTATCCTGCTGACCCATGGCCACCTCACTGTCCGACCTCAACGTCCTCATACTCAGCTTCGATCCATACCTTGGCACCACAAGACAGCGGCTTGTCCGGAGAGTAGACCACCTTCGATGGACCATCAATGGTAACATACGTTGCATACTCGTTGCTTTTATATGTCTTCACTGTAATGACTGGCTCACGTTCTCCAGTCTTGGCATTGCTCCTGATCTTGTGCTGATTGATGTGGATCTTCGCTTTCATCTGGACAGCACCGCCTGGAGTTGGGACTGCAATACAGCCATATCAAGCTCCAGTTTGGTGACCCTTGCCTCCAACTCGTCCAAACGCCTGGTGAGTAGACCGGACACTCCAATATACTTAGAGCTTCTGTCACCGAGATCCTGCAATTCAACCTGATTCGCCTGGATGCTATCTTGTATGTCGGAGAATTTGGCCGACGTTACCCATGTAGCTGCCAGTACCGCCACTGCAAAGCCTATGGTGATCGTGGGCAGATTGCTGGCTTTGCTCAGTCCATTAGTCATTTTCGATAGTCTCTCCTTTCGACATGCGATCTAGTGCTGCTGAGTTCTCTTTTCCCCACCTTCTAGCATACACACTGCGTTGTATTGTCCGATAACGTGCCTTAAACCACGCCTTGCAATTTAACCAACGGTAATATGCTTTCTCCCATGGTCTCATGCGCTTGTACATGACGTACTCCTCTAGGAACTCCAATCGGGGGTTAATCATGTGATCGTGATAGCTTGTTAGAATCTTCTTCACATCTGTCACTGTTGTTACCTTGTTGGCGTATTCAGCCTTCGCTCTTTCAAATTGCCTCTTTGCTGTTCTTTTGAGTTGCTTTTCGGTCCTTGGCTTTTTTCTTACCATGGGTATCGCTCCTGTCTGGTGTTGTATTTTGCTATGCGATCTAGTTTTTCCTCCAACCCGAAGTCTCGATTGGGCTGCGTCTTCTCCGGCACTGCTTCGTACTGTGCTCCTTTCCACCAAGACATGACTAAATATCTCAAGGCAGCTATCCCATCGGCTCCATCAGCACTATCGTCTGAGGGATCCTGTCGCTGTGCCTGACCTTCTTTCTTGTCTGGATATCGCCACTGCCTTATCTCCCAGAGCAACCGAGACTCTCGCATCAGGCGGCCTTGGCTAGCTACTGATGCTCCCTTCTGCCATTGGCTGTGCAACCCAAGATCACGATCAAAGAGCAAAGCCCTGCGTCCGAGGAGATCGTTAAGACGCTCTACACATGCTGCCCTGAATGGCTTACCCTCAGCAGACACCTTTGCCACTGAGCGCACCCGGTAGCGTACCTTGAGCTTTCTAAATGCTTCATTGATTTCCATAATATCTTGTGGGTTAGCAGAGTCTCCCCAGATTGGCGTACTCTCCGGAGCATCATAGCGTTGCAACATTTCTACGATTGTCTCTGCCCTCTTACTCAATGTTTCTTGTTGCGAGAAGAAGTCTTCGATGATGTGTAGACGCTTTGCCCTGTCTGCCGTTGCTAGCACGAAGCTGAACCTCCAAGCTCCGAAGTCTATCCCTGCGTACATCGGCCACTTTTGCTTTCTCATGTTTGTATCATCGAAATGCTCTAAATGGTCTGCCTCCACATAGTTCAGCGCCACACCGGTTGCTTGCTTCGGTGAAATGCCCCGTACTCTACTTTGATACATCTGGGGGATATGCTCATACAACGTCTCTCTTCTGGCGATAGCAGGAGTACTGACAGCACCAGGCACGGTCATCGCATCACCGGTAACGACATTCGGATGATCCAAAGCAGAGATTCGGATGTGGCGTACTCCAGGGTTCAGGCAGAATTGATGGAGTTCATCTTCCTCAAAGTCTGGGTTGCCAAAGGCCAGCCGGATGTTGTGAGGTGCTGAACAGGTGTTTTCAAATGCTACCATGATAGCTGGATGAACTCCTGGTGTCTCCTCGGTCAATATCAACATGTGAGGTGCGTGCCATCCCTGTGCCTTGGTAGCAGATGCCTCTTCGGCACCCACTCCACAACCAAACGCTGTGGCTGCCCATGTCTCTCGGTCTTCAATAGCTGGTCTCATCCTAATGACTCCAGATGCCAAGAGTTCTGCTGCTGGAAAGTGACTCTGAAAGCGAGGCCACAGTGCTCCTATCTCTTTCCACAAATGCTTAGTCAACTGGTTAAGCTTCGGGGCAGCCGTCACTACGACCGAGTCTTCCCACACAGCGAGAAACCATAGCACGATGGCAGCACCGAGAAATGTCTTGCCTGTGCCTGTGCCGGACTCGACTCCCACGTTCTCCCATTTGACTAGTGCATCGAGTACACTGACCATGGGGTCAGCGGTGCCATCCCACTTATAATCTTTGTAGTTAGGGTTCATTGACCAACGTATGGTGTGTTCAGGTATCCCAAGCTTATCACGCATCCATCCAATTGGGTCTTCCTGGTACTCAGTGTGTGGAGTCACAGTGATTGTCTTGCCGAACTCCTTGTACTCAGACATGACCGCTGCTTGCCGTAGGCGGTTAGGCTCTAAGACGTTTGGCGAGAATTTCAAGCCAAGCCTCCCGTATTTCTTTCAGTTCTTCATCTGTGGACACAAATCTTTGCACCACATTGAAGAACTCGTTGAGTAGTTCAACATCGACAAGCACAGCGTCCCTTTTCTCACCAATGGAGTATTTAGCGAGCTTGTCGAAGATCGCAATGATGTCTCTATTCTCGGCATCAGTATCTGCCAATATCTCTACCACCCGAAGGCGAGCGAGTTCCAAATCACCCTTCAGTGTCTGCCGTAGCTCAGTGGTAATTGTGCCACCACCTCGATTGCCAGGGTTGCCAACCTTCAGGGCTCCACCATGTGGCTGCTTGGCCATTTTGGCTTTAGGTTTGGCCCTCTTTTTCGGTGCTTTTTTCTTCACCGGAGCTACCGAAGTTTTAATGATTCTTGTCTAGCATAGTGCTAGCCTCCTGCTAGCGTTATTTATCAGTGCATCTCTATCGGCTGGTCTGCCGTTGAATTTCCTCTAGTGCTGCTACACCCTTTGTCAGTATTTCTATCTGGTTTTCACTCAACTTTCTATAATTACTAAGCAGAATCTTCTTAGCATATTTCTGCCAATCCAGCACCAACAACGCTCTCGATTGATCCAAACTGCAATGGTCAAACCAATCCCACGCCTGGTTGCTGCCTAGCCACACAGTTGCAGTGACAAAGTCATCGTAGCTCACTATCGTTACTGACTTCTCTCCATTGCTTCGCATGTCTCTGATTGAATGCTCCAACACGGCGCATATCAGCCTGTGCGCCCCATCGCCATCTATAGATCTTACCTTGCCAGCCACCTCTTCTTCCTGTTTGTTTTTTTTGTCTCACCGGACAAAGATGTACCTGTGTCCCTCGGAAATTCTCCGATCCTACCTAGATATCTACGTCTCTCCGCATCAGACATCAAGTTTACAGCGACCAACAAATCTTCGACGCTAGTGGTCATTAGTTCGGAAGGTCTGTAATCCGGATCCCTTCTTCGATCAAAGTAACCTTCCTTAACTGATCGCTTGATGTCTCGTAAAATCAGGTCAGGTTTATTTGATAAATTCATTCAGTTCATCCTCTAAACATTCTCTTGCTCTTAATGTATCATAGCTCACTTCGACAGGAATGGAAATCTGAGAAACACCATGGCGGTTCTTATCGATACACAGCCAAAAGAGACATCTATTGTTTTCCCTCTTGACTCTGCTGTGGTCAACCAAGGCTATCCAGTCGGCTGAGGCTTCCAAGATTTGAGATCCATGAAGTCCCTGACTTCGAGGTGGCTGCGTATAATCCGAAGATGTCCTTCGGTTAAACTGTGACAGAATAATCACGCACACCCTGTTGTTGACTGCCCATGCTCGAAGGTCAGTGGTCACATTTGATATCGCCTCTACTATGCTCTCACTGCCACCTATGGCCGTAAGCTGGATGTAGTCGAGTACGAAATAATCTACAGAGTGTTCCTCATGGCAGACCTTCACAAAATCAACCACATCTTCCCACTGGGTGGAAACTCTCTCTGGACAATAGAGAGGTGGCATCTTCATCACCTCACCAGACGCAAGTTCAAATGTCTTTGGCGAAAAACTACCACTCTCCAAACGTGCCACCGATTGTCCAGAAATAATCGCATAAGCTCTGGATGCAATTTGATTGTCAGACATTTCCAAACTCACATACGCAGTGGGCATACCTTTCTTCATAGCCTCTGCGCAGAAGTTAATGCCTAGCACAGATTTGAAGTGCCCCGGATTTGCAGCTATGATTCCGACCCACCCTTTGGCTGTACCTATGCCACCGCCCTCATCCCTTAGAATGGAATTTAATGAGGGAAAGGGCGTTGGCACTGCTTCTGGTTCTGCCGTCTGCCTTATGGCAAACTCTTTTAAATAATCTGCATTCGTTAAATTTTTCATTATTTCCCCTGTAATGCTGGAGGTGACCAACCCTGCAATGTTAAAAAGGTAGTGGCCTGACCAGTACCTTCTTGTTCTTCCCACCGTTCATCTTTCAGCCACCTAGACAGATGCATACCCTTGAAGTCTTTGCTGAATGTTCTTGTGTACTTCAACAGAGCATCCTTTAACTCCTCATGGCTGACTATCTTTATTGCCTTTTTATAATAAGGGAGTGCATTCTTTTTGCTTCCACTTCGATGTATCTGCCACAACTCTTCAAAAGATTCTGAGTATACAACTCTCTCTCTCTTCTTTGTCTCTCCCTCTCCCTCTGTCTCTGGTACAGCAACCTGCAAGCGTTCTGCTAGCACCTCACTAGCATCATCAGTCTCAATCTGTATAAACCCATGTCCCACAAGCTCTTGCAGTAATGGCAAGATTGTCGTTGCATCACGATGCAACCGAAATGCCAAATCTTCTAGCTCATCGTGGATAGTGCCATCGCTGTTGTCGCTAGCGATGAGCCAACACTCCACTAGCAACTTGCTAGCGTCAGAACCCAATTGATGCCAGTGTCTATTTTCAAGTAGCTGCCTGTGTAACTTTATCCACGGCGGCCTTCTGTTCTGGTAATGCTGGAAGACATCCCAGTTGGTAATTTTCACAATCATACTGCCTCCTAGAAAAGCATTGAATAAGTGCCCCTGTCGCTTCCCGGAGTTCTAGGCTCCAGTCGGTTCTCTTGAACACAGCGGACAGGCATCTACTGCCGACAGGGGACATTGTTATATAACTCTGTCACCAAAATAAATCTAGGTGCGAGGGCTATTGCCCTATCCTAGTTTTCTTCGTAAATTTTGATGTGTTACAAAAACACCTTCAATTAAGGAAAGAAACAAATGACTACAACAGCACAAGAAACCAACCCCAATGACGTACAGTGTGGGATATGTGGGACGATCATCCCTCACGTTACATATGACAATGAGCGTGGTGGTGAGTTCGGCTGTAAAGACTACGACAAGATTCACTATGTCCATGGAACGACAAATAAGAAAGTCTGCATTCCATGCAAACAAGGTTTTGGAGACCAAAGGTTCAATCACAACCAATCCTTACTAAGAGCAGAGGTCGAGGCTTGGGAATTTGCCTTTAGCCCACTGAAAAGCTCTGGCGATGTAGAGGCTTGGGTGTACGAGCTTCAGGCTTTGAATTTCAACTGGCATCCAGACGATGGCTTCTCTACACAGGTGTGGCACAACCAGAATGGCCACAGATGTCTAGACAAGGCCTTTCAGCCTCATCTTTCCAATGGTGGTGGCAAAACAATACTCATCAATGATGGTCGTGTGAATGGGGAGTACATACCCCAAGGCCAAAGAGATGCACTCGACAAGAGACTAGACGAAGCATATGAGTTGGTCAGCGAAGATGAGCTTTACACTTTTATTTTTGAGGCAGAAGAGAAGCACAAGCTAGATAATATGATGGGATACATTAACTAAATAAACGATGAAAGGCTCCCACATTGGGAGTCTCTAGGGGAGATCGGTTACCCCTATTGAAAATTCTCACCGACTAGTCTGGGCTTTCGTCCGATTAGTGCTTCTGGGCTTTCGTCCGAAGCTTACACCTTCGTAGGGAGAGTATATGTTGTTCATAAAGCTTAGTGGCAGGGTCTTAGCCATCGCATTTGGATGCTTGATGGTTTCCGATATCACCACAACACTTGCTGTGTTTGGATCGATCTTCACAATAATACTACTAGCAACATGTCTCTTCACATTTTTAATAAGCATCGAAGCACTGTTAGATTTTTATGGCATTGGGTGGCCCTATGGAGAGATGGAAAGCGAAAGCTCCAGAAGGTCGCTTCCTGGGCCGAAGGCTTCTAAGGGGTCACCCAATGTCTATTAGCAACGTCTACGTTCACCTTCAGACAGATGACAAGATCAAAGCAACCCTGAGTAGAACAGAATCAGACCATCTGATCACTGTCGCATTAGGAGACAGTGTCCACTTGATATGTAGTAGGGTGGACACTCCCGAACTTTACCAAAAAGTAGCAGATCTATTTCGTCCCATCCTTCCACCATATTCAGGAGATTCAAATGACTAATCCGCAAAAAGACTTTATCGCAGGAATCAAAGAAGAATTAGAGAGTGCTGACACTGTTGATGTCAAGTTAGATCGCTATGGCTACCACATCGCTGGCAAGCACTATCGTAGGACCACATCTATCACTGGTGGTGGAATCGCCAAACCTTGGCTGGCTGCTTGGAAGGCAAAAATGGTAGCTGAGTTTGCCGTGCGCCACATTGATTTATGGAAAGATCTGCCCACCCAAGAGGACAAAATCAAACTTCTGAAATCGCATCCGGACTCTAAGAGAGATGCGGCTGGTGCCAGAGGAACTGCCGTCCACAACACCTTGGAAGCACTGGTGAATGGTGACCCAATTCCAGAAGATCTCACCGAGGACGAATTGGCTTGCTCAAGGGCTGCCGCCAAATTTCTCCAAGAAAGAAATAGTAAGCCCCTAGCGACAGAGATGACGATTTTTAACCCAACCTTAAACTATGCTGGCACATTGGATTTATGGGAAATTGACTCCAATGGTCAGACCTGGATTCTTGATTACAAGACAAGCTCTGGGATCTACCCAGAACATGCTATCCAGCAGATCGCCTACCAGAATGCTGAGTTCGCTATCGTCAGCAAGAAAGTAGTGCAAGAAGGAGCCACCCAAGTATGGGAAGGCAAGGTCATTCCTTTCCATCGATCTTACGCTGAGAGGCTAGGGCTAGTTCATGTCGAGCCTAACAAGGCAACACTCCATGAAATTGCTCCTGATCAGCACCAGCATTTATATAGGACGTTTCGGGCAGCAGACTTTATGACAAAATTTCTGAAAGAGACGAGTACATTTAAAGGCAAGACACCAACACGACAGATTTTCGCAGAGGGAATTGTTACTTCAACAGAGGGGAACAAATAGTGAGCTATATAGACGAGTTGAAACAACAAGGGGCCACAGAATTGGGTGACTCCCAGGGTGCCGCCACTGACAATGGCACATCCAACTTTACCACAGCACCATTTGTTAAGTGGCCAGCCGACGGCCACGCATTTATCCATGGCAAGGTGGTAGACATTTGGGAGAAAGACTATGGACCCAACGTTGAGCTAGAGGTGTTCAAAACTAGCGATAACTTAACCGACAAAAACAACGTTAAGATTGAGCCTGGTAGTAGGTGCAACGTGTCAATGAATTTTGCTACAATGAAAGACAACAATGACAAGCCCTTGGTCAAAGATGAACACCGAGACGAGTATGTCTATTTTGAGTTTCTGGGCAAGAGGGCGTCGGCTAAGAACCCTCAGCGCCAGTACAGCTTGTTTCAGGTGCTTAAGACTCCACCACCTAAAGAAGCACCCAAGCCAACGTCTAATGAGGCGGTCATTAAAGCCTTGGACTTGGCTCCAGTCACAGACGATCTTCCGTTTTAATGAGTTACGAAGATCAAGCCCCTGGGACAAATGGTGTCCCAGGGGTAGTGAGGGAACTCATAGACAGCAACTATACCACCTCACCTTACGCCAATATCGAGAAGCTCGAAGTCATAGGAAGAAAAAAAGCTGAGGCCGAAGGTGTCGCTTTCCAGATGGACCATGAAAGGAAAATCCTGCTAGCCAGAATCGGCAGTGAGATCTCGACCATCAATGCTAGCCAAAATTTATCCGAAGCTAAACTTGATCGCCTCAGTCGTGCTGACCCTCGGTATGCTAATCACATTAAAGGGATGGCAGTGGCCATAGAGAATAGAGAGAGACTACGCAGTGACTACTGGGCAGTGAAGAGTGAACTTGAGTGGGATGCTCACGCTTTACATCATTACAACACGCTCAGTAAACTAGAAAGATAAGGTGAAATCTACAAAGCAACGCAAACGTGAAAGAAAAAAGGAACGCTTTCTAAAGCATTGGCACAGCGAGGAACGCATTGCTTGGATTCGCACCTTGCCCTGTGAGCTTACTTGCAAAGTTGTTTCTATTCACAATGCACACATGAAATCAAGAGGAGCAGGGGGTACATACCAGGACATAGTACCTCTTCAATTTTTGGCACATAAGGACTTTGATGAACTGCCAGAGGAAAAGTTTGAAAAAAAATATGGAAGGACCAAACAATCAGTAAGAGACAGAGCAGAACACTACCAGGAATTATGGACAAGGAGATCACATGATTGATTTAGACAGAGTAGCTAGAATATGTTTTTATATTTTGACCGGTGGGACATTAGTTCTGGCATCCCACATGATGACGATGCGTTATGCCTTGGCAGAACTGCATCAGATACAAGCCATGGCGCACACAGGACAACCCACCACTGTGGTTGTGGGTCCAGAGTTCCCATTGCCACGCCTCAACTCTCCAGACAGTCTCGCCTATTGCATTCAAATGGTAGAAGAAATGAAGAGAGACAATTAATGAGTATAGAATACAAAGGCGGCATCGTTGGTTTGGCATTCCCTTTACCACCAAACATCGCTAACAGCCGGTGGCATTGGCGCACAAAAAAATCAAAAAAAGATTTGTGGATGGGCGTTGCAGATATCCTCCACCGACCTCACGAAGATCCACCCATGGAGAAGGTATACATAGCTGCAGATTTTTATCTATGGAACAAGATGGACCACGACAATTTGTTTGCTAGGCTGAAGTGGCCACTCGACTGGCTGACACTGAATGGGTACATTGTAGACGATGGCCCAGACGTTCTTGAATGGAAAAAAATGCCAACCCAACAGATAGATCGAAAAAATCAAAGACTCTACATAAGGCTAGAGCCGAATGATGATTAGGCCACCGGGAAGACCTAAAAAAACAGACCCAAAAATACCGCCTTCAATGCTTGCGAAGAGGTGTATTGCCTGTGACATAGAGTATAAGAAGGCGAAAAATGAAACCTGGAAGCGATGGCTCAAGCGAAAGTACTGTTCGCTACATTGCAGCACCCTTCACCGTGGGAGAAAATAATGAAGCCTATGACTGTCGGATCCCTGTTCTCAGGAGTAGGTGGCCTGGACATGGGGCTCGAAAAAACACAATGCTTTAAAACAATATGGCAAGTAGAGTACGACAAATATGCCAGGAGCGTATTACGCAAGAACTGGCCGGACACACAAATCTATGAAGACGTTAGAAGCGTCGGGGGAGACAACGATGCAGGAAGACATGTTCTTGAAAGACCAGACCTCATCCATGGCGGGTTCCCCTGCCAGGACTTATCAGTGGCAGGGAATCGTAAGGGACTTTCTGGAGAAAGGAGTGGACTCTGGAATGAGTTCCATCGCATCCTTGGTGAGCTTACTCCCACATGGTGCATTATCGAAAATGTCCCTGGCTTGTTTTCCTCTAACCAAGGAAAAGATTTTGCCTTCGTACTCCGGGGCTTGGAAGAGTTGGGGTTCAGTGCACAATGGCGAGTGCTGGACAGCAGATTTTTCGGTGTCCCCCAACGAAGGCGTCGAGTCTTCATTATCGGATATTCTGGAGACGGACCCACACCCGAAGTATTTCTTGAGCGCCAAGGCTTGCAAGGGAATCAAGCGGAGAGCGCAGGACAGGGGGAAGGAGATTCCGAAAAGCCTAGAAGAGGCTCTGGACCGACGGATAGCGTCAGACCCGTCAGAATAGCTCCAGCTTTTTATCGGGGTGGTGGCTTTTCCAATTACAAACCAAGTGAGGTTGCCAGCACCCAACGTGCTGTTCAACACAAGGGCACTGATGTAGATCTGGTAGTGCCTCTAGATTTACGCAACGCCACACGCACAACAGAAAAGTCTGCGCTGAATCGGCAAGGGGTCGGAATTGGCAAGGAAGGAGATCCTAGCCCAACCCTATGTGCGGGTGATGTTCCTGGCCTGTTCCATCACAAGCCGCCCACGGTCATAGACAGAAGTGCATTCAATGCTGGCAAGAATGCGCAAAGGGATCCGTACATCGAAGAAACGGAAACGATGCCCACGCTCATATCCAGGGGTCCACATGCAGTAGCCTTCCAGCAGAACGATAGGCATGAGGTCAGATTGGTTGGTGGTGATGGACAGACCGCTGGGTCATTGTTGGCACAACCGGGAGCCAAGCTGCAAAACTATATCTCAAGCGCTGAGACACACCATGTGGACGTTGGCCCATTGCTCGCCAGTGGTGCTGGGACAAGCAGACCAGGAGCCAACGCCGGTAATGAACTCACATACTATGTAGGCACAGTGCCTCGGAGATTAACTCCGAAAGAATGTGAGCGTCTCCAGGGATTCCCCGACAACCACACAGCTATCGGCATAACGGATGCCGGTGTGGAAGTGCCGATCTCAGATGCACAGCGATACAAGCAATGTGGCAATGCTGTGACAGTAAACGTAGCGCAATGGATTGGATGTCAAATAGCAGAGCTTGATTACTAGGGCAATTGCCCTTACTTTTCAGTATTGAAATCCTTCATACAATAGGAGAAAGACATGCCTACTCGACACGAAGATACACTCAAGGAACACCGGTACTACACAGGCGAGCACAAGAATGCTGATGAGATCAATCTGATTATCAGCACGAAACTGACTCACGTTTCCCAGTTCCCTTTCTATGCCCAGGCACTGGCAGAGGCAGTGCACGAAGGCCAGGTAGATAAAAGTGGTGAACCCTACATTGACCATGTACGAAGGGTAGTAGCCTACACCCAAGAGATGCTAGACGAGCAGTATCCTTTAGAGGGCAAGAGGCCTGGAGAGATTACTACCTATGGCATCGATTACGATGACCGCCAAAAACTCCATGCCGAATTGATCTCTGTGGCCTGGATGCACGATGTCTTGGAAGACACCCCAGGACTTACCTACTATCACCTAGCTAACATGGTGTATCACACGACGGCTTACGAGGTTGATTGGAGAGACCAGGAAGACCTCAAGCGTGTGGTCAGTATGGTGGAAGCCATCACCCATGCAAGAAAGGAAGATGGCGAACACTACGAGACCTATGACAGGTACATTAGGCGTGTCGGCAACTTTGGACCTGCCATGACTGGCCCCCAGGGTAAGACCTATTCTTCTTGGGGTCACGACAATACTGCCCACGTTAGACCACTGAGCATGGTCAAGCTCGCTGACCTTCACGACAACAGGGGCAGGGGTGGTATCCCCAAGAGCCTAGAGGAGCGATACGACAGGGCGATTGACACGTTGAGATCCGAATCCCCTGCAAGGAACACATAATGATATCGATTCCTACACCACAAGAGATCCTGAAAATTAGGATTGAAGAGTCTGGCTTATCAGCAACAAGGTTTGCTAGGGAAGTCATGTGGAGAAATGAGAGAACTGTCAGAAGATGGCTTAATGGTGACAATCCCATACCAGAGGTTGTAATGGCAAGATTGACATCTCCAAAGCGATCACCTTGGCCGAAAATAGACTAGAGCATACTCCACAATATAGTTGCGGTAAAGGCGTCTAGTCGGAGGGTCAGTTCTTAGGAACTGGCCCTTTTTTTATCCATAAGTTTTGCCACGAAAGATTGCCTTGCCATCGTGAATGCGAACCCTCTCTACACTGTAGGTCTTTTTGTCTGGACTCCAGTTCACCACAGCAAACCCCTGTTGCCAGTTAGGATGATTGGTGTACTGAACATTAGTAATGTCGCAGAGACATCCTAACCCCCACCATCCAATGCTTCCATCGTAAGTTCGTTCTCCATAATACTCCACTCTGTGAGTATGCCCTGATATACCACTCTTGGAGAACTTCTTCAGTTCGGCTTTAGCACTTTGCCCACTTCCTTGTCTGGCAACTTCGCCATGACAAACAATCAATCGGTTGTTCAAGAGGTGATGCTTCGGATAGGGTATCGATTCCCAGCCAAGGCTATCAAGCCCTAGCATACTCCCCCATTGTAAAGCTTGCCTGATTGAGTCCAACGCTAGTATCTCTCCAGCTTGTCGCTTGTCTGCTAGACTCCATATTAGTCTTCGCAGCCGATCCTCATGGTTGCCTTCACACCATATCTTTTCGGCATTGGGAACTAACTGGGAAACAGTAGCAAAATGTTCTGCCCCCATAATGACCTCTTCCTTGAGGCTAATTCTTTTCTCCGGATCTTTAGGAAAGGCAGAGATTTCTTGACAGTCGAGCGTGTCTCCCTGGTCTGCTACGAACTCTACATCCTCTAGATCGTCTAGAATTTGATAGAGGATCTCGACAGACTCAGTGCTTTGATGTGGGAAGTGTACGTCGGAAAAGTGTACGCTAGTGGTAATACTACGATGCACAGATTTTATGTTCTTTGCGCGTGTCGGCATCTCAAACACAATAGGAATTGGCAACATTGTGTGTTCATATTTCAAGCGAACCTTGATGGCAACATACCAGCATGGGATGACCAATGGCTCTTCCTTGATACGCATGGGAACATCCCACTTTTTAATTGTATGTTCACCGGGGACAAGCTCCCATTTCTCCGGATCTAAACCGGACTTCTCAAAAAGCATTTCAGGATTTTTGATGCTACGACTTGCCAGCACATGAACCTTACCCGTCTCTTCGCCATCAGCGACATTGACATGGACATCTTCGTCCGGCTTGACCATCTCCGGCACCAGATAACCACTTCCTCTCAAGGTAGGAATATCACTACAGGTATCTGAACGACGCTTGGTGATCGCTGCCTTGCCTCGTTTTTCTGGGCCAAATTTCGACCCAAAGGCAATGACGATCTGTGGGTTTTTTAACCCTCGCTTAACACAATCTCGCAGAAATTTATCTTCAGCCTCGGTCCATGCATTTTGTCTAGCCATTAAGCTACTAAATCATATCTCCTACTTCCTTGGATATGGCATGGTCTTGATCTTACCGGATTTCGTTTTCTTCTTAGGCATAATGCTTCCTTTTTTTAACGTGAAACTGCTACCCAGAATGCTGGGCGTTTGGACCCCAATCTTGGGGTGTCATCAATGTGCCAGTGGCCCGTCTCAATACCGAGACCCAACTTCGGCCACCTTCCTTCCTTCCACATATGTAGAATCTGGTATGTAAGCTCCAGTTCCCTCTGCTCTAAAGGTAGGTCACTACCGTCTCCTGACTTGGGCAGTGCTGGTTCGATGTCTACAGCCCTGACTGCTGTGGCTCCCATGTGCAAATGACTAGAGGTCTTCGGATAGCTCTCGCCTTTCAGGATTTCTTTTGCGTAGATTCTCTCTAAGTCCTCAGTGTTTCGGGCGTCATCGTTAATGGTTAGCGGGAACTTACATCGCTCTCTCAGCCTATCCAGGGACAACAAGAAATCCCTGTCCATCAACTCTGGGCGGTCAAACTCATTGGGGCTGAAGTAGGTCAGCCTGAACCCACCTGGCCATTCGTACATTATACTTGCTCCTTGGATTTCATTACCTGAACGATACTGCCCACAGATTTTTCAACTGATCGGCCACCCAGGTATCCACCTAGTCCGAGCTTCACAACGAACCATAGATCCGGTGGAATCTCCATTCCTGTAAATTGGCTGATGACAATCAGCGCAACAAAGGTCAGCATAGTGATGGGGCGCCATGTGCGTGTGAGCCATGAGTTGGCAGTGGACTCTGCCACGATAATGTCTCGTTGAGCGTTAGCAATTTGCTTCTCATAATCGAGAGTCTGCGTCATCAAAGCTGTCTGCATGTTGAGCAGCACCGACTTCGCTTCTAATCTCTCATCATCGCTTGTATGTAATTTGTCCACCAGTTCGGTGACTGGCTGGATGAGCTTTGATATGAATCCTAACGGGCCTGTTAAGGACATCTTTCGGTAACCTCCAGTGGACTGAGAACTTCACCGGTAGCGGTGAGCCTGACCAGGCAGAGGATGTTCTGTCTTTCCTCTCTGGCCTCCTCTAGACCTTCAGTCAAATATTGTATTGTTGAATCGGCTCGGATGCTTCGTTCTTCTAAGGCCGAAACCTTAGCCGGTAGCCCACTGTAATCGCCCCAGCCGAGTACTGCACCCACTCCAGCCATAAAAGCACCTGCGGTCATGGTTGTAACTAGTGTTAGCCCCTTGGCTGATGGCACCACAGCTTGCATAACGTCTGTGATGTTCATGTCTATAACCTTCCGTTAAGTTGTTTGGTTTCTGGATACTGTTCTGCTATCTCATCTGCAGCTACACCGGCTAGCATTAGCTTTACCGCTGGATGCAAGGAGCCATCCTCCATTATGGGTGACCCCTGTCTATACCATGGCACGAAGAAAGTTTCTCCGTCGAGAACTTTCCTGAAATATTCCTTCAGCCCCTTGGGTGATGTGTCGTGTCCTGTCACGATAGCTGAGTAGAGGATCATGTCCTCTGTGTGCTGGACGTAATCGCCCTGTGGTGACTGTAGCCCACTCATTGGTCCAGCGCCTATCCATTGCCCTGCTTGGTACTGGTTGCTTTGGATCCCTAAACGCTCTGAGCCTTTTGCGTACACTGCCTTTTCTATGTCTGTGTATTCTTGACCGGTAAGATCCTCAATCATACCCTCATAGCCCACAGGCCCAATAATGCCTTTCTGCATATGGGTGTCAAGAGTTCCACGTTTTCCAGACTCTTCACCGAGCTTCGCTTTGAAATAGGTTGGAATCTTACGGCCGCCAGATGCTGTACTTTTTGGCTGTATATCTTTAGTGAGTAAATACTGATCGAATGTCCGGCCATGATTTTCGTTGAACATTGGCCTTCGGATGCTAGGAAACTCTTTGAACTGCTCGATCATAGCCGCCCGTGCAGCTTCATATGGGATGTCGTTTACTGTTGCATACATCAGTATAGAGCCACCGGCCAATTCTTGCATGATTGGATTTTGAGCAGATGCCGCCGAGGTAGCAGCTACGAAATCATCAAACGACATGATCGTGTTCATGGTTTCGACTTCTGCTTTGATTGGCTCCAAATTGTAGAAGCCTCGGCCGCCCCTTGGAAGACCTAGCAGAACCTGTCTGTCCAATACATTTTGCATCCTATCGCTGCTTACCATCTTCCCAATGTTCTTTGTGCGTTTTTTCTGACCGGTAGATGGATTCACAGTGTCCTCGCCGAGTCGCATCCGATAGTCCGGATCAAACCCAGTGCGATCAAACACCTGTCTGGAGTTTGGGGTCCAGATCTGATTCGCCTCTGGCCGTTGTTCCAAATAGTCTAAAGCTCCCTCTATCTCTGTCAGACGTTTGTTGCGCTCATGTGCAGAAGCTCTAGGACTCGTCTTGGTCTTCTTTCCAGCCTTTCGGAAGATACCACGCTTGGGGATAGGGTTTTCCATTACAGTTTTACCGAGACTTGGAGTTACACCTGGAGTTGGAGTTACACCTGGAGGCCCAGCGAGTTTAGGTTTCCTGGTGGAACTTGGCTTACGACCCTTGAACTTGCCCCTACTCAGAGCCATTGCAGCAATCAGTGCCGCTGGTCCAGTCAGCCCACCACCTTCATCGCCTTCCTCTTCTTCTCCCATGGCCTCTAATACGCCAGGGGCCAAGATGCCTGTACCCCACAGATCAGGTTGCCGCCCTTTCGTTTCTCTGTACCTAGCCTCAAGCTCTGGGGTGATCTTGATGCCAGTATTTGTACCTCCAAGCTCTGCGACCACCTGTTCCCAGTTTTGTAATACATAGTACAGCCTGTCTGTGACCGTCGAACTCACCTCGCCCAGTTTTGACCCCACATGATCTAGCGGTTCTAGCTTGTCCAACTCTGCTAAAACCTTGTTGACGTATTCGGGTATTGAGGAGAGATCCTCTAGCGGTTGTTTGATGAAGCCTTCGCCATTACCACCGGGGTATGCATCTATAGCACGAAACTTGCTGCCATCATAGAGGTTCCAGCCTTTCTGGTGAGCTAGAAGCAGATTTGTTATGTCCGGTCCCATTACTTCCAACCACTGCCTGTAGGTGTTCACCTCAGCAGATAGATCACCTTTTTGGTAACTCAACGCTACTACGGACATGGGGTCATCAGGGGATATTTTACGAGACTGCCCTGGAGCGTTACCGCTCCTATATATTTGCATCTGGGGGTTGAGCGCCTGTAAACGAGCCAATTGATCTAGCGCATAGTAAGCTTGTGCTGCTGTGAAGTAGGCTGGATCACCTAGCTCTCCGCCAGGAAAAATCTCCTCCGGGAAAGCCATTGTAACGTCATTGAAGCCATCGCCCACACTCCATTCTCTCAATGGGTCTTCTGGATCGAGATACTCTGTAGCCGTTAGCTGCTCCTTCAAATATACCTCTATCTGGTTCACAGGTGTCTTTTCCGCAAACAACTGTTTTTCATAACGCGCCATATGTTCGGGTAGGCCATCGCCACTATTGTTCCAGAACAATGGATGTTCAACTTTCATGTTCTCTCTTGCCATGCTTTGGTATATCTCTTCCGGCAGAATGGAGTGGCTATTGCTTCGATGTTGAGACATTGCCACTGAGAACTCTATGTTGCCGTTGGCTGCCTTTTCAATCGCATATAGCAGAGGGTTGCCAGATTGCAACTCATGGTCAAACATCTCTTGACTTCCATCCGGAACCATCTGATTAAAATGATGTGCCTCCTGTAAGCTGCCCCCACCGACTAACTCATAGGACAGATGATCGTCACTGAGCGCCGCCTTATCTCCAATAGCTTCGCCTATTGGGAACCTATCCTCATACCCTTCTACGAGAGGCTTGCTGCTGTTGACTTTCCACACTTGTATCGAAGAAGGATCATAAGCGTCCCCATATACCTGTCGGGCGTTGTTCATATATTGTTTATAAAGAGGGCGTATTTGATCTACGACATCTGCAAAGTTGGCAACATTATTTTGTACGGCGCTTAGTCCCCCGGATTCCAGTTCTGCTTCGTGCTTCTCCCATGGCAAGCTACGCAGATCCACATCGTGCTTTAGGATGCTTTCTGCAAGTCCAGGGTGGCCCAAGAACCCAGACTCATCGAACTGCTCACTTGTATGGGGGAAGTATCTTTTGGGTAGCGTGACCATGTATCCAGATGGGACAATGGATTTGCGTGCTGCAATTTGACGTATAGCATCTTCAAGGGTTTCAACCTTCGGATCATAGCGCAGTGCTGTGATGACTGAACGCAGGGCATAATCATTGGCAACTCCTTTGGTGGCTCCACGATACCCCAGCCCCCGTTCACTCTTCAATCGCTGATTCGCATTTTGCATCAAATCAAGCCCTGCCCTTGAGGCCAACTGGTTCATTATTTGTTCTGTGCTAAGTGCTTTAGTCGATGGCCACGCAGCATGCCATCGATCCCAGCTAGGCTCATGCGACCGATTCGTTCCATCAACAACATGTCCAATCACTGGTCGTGAGCCCGTGAGATCCTTTTTAATGCCTATAGATTGATGTCCAGGATTGAGCGCCCTGGCCGCTAACTTCTCAGTTGTTTTGCTATGCACAGTTCTGTTATTCCCTGATATGCCACCAGACTGCGTCTCAACTTCCCAGATCTCAGGATGGTTTTCTAGTAACCATTCTTGCACCTCTCTGGTGTCATTCAACTCACCCATGCTTCGCCCACTCTCGATGTAGTTGGGGGCCATGCCACTGCGTTTATTCTGGAGTCCTGGAATGTCTGTTCTTCGCAATGCTTCTGATTTCGTTTCTGGGTATTTAGCAGCACGATATATGGCTGAAAGGCGCTCTACTGTGCTTTCATCTATGTGGCCTTCTGCTGGTCCCCCTGTCATTATCGGAGGACGATCAGACACTACCAGGTCTTGCTCGAATGCATTCTTGCTAGGGTTCAGGGCGATAGTGCTTTCCTCTCCGGCAATAGTCCCCTGTCTTTCGCCAAATGGCCTGTGGTTTAACGACAGTGGGCCGCCATTCGCATCGGCCCAGTTGTCGTGTCCATAGCCTAGCCCCAAATTCTCCTGGTCTAACGCTACCTCACCATTAGGGATTTCACCCATAACTTCGCCATTGGCCGCTATTCCCACTACGGATTCATAATTTCCGTATGGATTGAAAAGCTCCATGTCTCCCAGATAACGATTCATTGATGATGACCACACAGGTTGCTGCCGAAGAGCTTGAATCATAGGTGTCAACTGAGCGGGAGTATTTATCTCTGGCCCACCGAGACCTATCGCAGGATCGTTCTCTGGGGCCATCCTTGCTTTTGAGCCACTCTCTGATAGAGCTTCATAGGGGTCTCGGCTAGATTGTTGAACTTGGCGCATGATGCTCGCATATTGTACTGCTTCGTTGTAGTCTCCATCTCTGGCTACAATCTCAGGATCTAATGCGGGTCCAGGCGATGCTACAAAGTCATCTAAACTTCCACCCCTCGCCTTATGGTCTGCTTCTGCAAAGGTCTGTCGATCTGCGCCCTGGCCTCGTAGTGCTAACTCTCCGGCCAATTGTTCGGGATCCTTCACCGCTAAATACTCACGATACGCCTCAAATCTCGCACGGCCATGATCGTTGAACATTTGGTAACTACCGTTACCATCAGGGTTAGGAGCAAATTGAGGATCGTCGAGTCCGGCAACAATCTCTTCATATTTTCTTGGGGTATACTCTCCACCTCCCATGTCCATTATTGTCGCTTGCCAGTCAGTTGAACTGAACGGAAATGTGTTTCTTATAAGATCATTTGTCTTCCATTGACCAGGCCACAAACTATGACCTTCTGGGTCATAGTCTAAATCATAACTGGGTTGTCTGTGAAACAACTGTGCATAATAGCTATCTAGTTTGAGATGGAGTCCACCACCAGCGTCTTCAACATAGGCGTATCCCATAAGCCTTTCCATTAGATGAAGGGACACAGTATTCGGCGGAGCCATAGAATCAGTCCAGTTCTCGGCTGTATGTACCATATCGTCTATGGCTTCAGATATCCAAGACATTCCGCCGACCTTATCCATGAGGTCGCGTGAGAAGTATGGATTGTCTGGGTGCTCCTTTGCTAGGCTGTACAACCTCAGCAGTGGATGTCCTAAAATTCGCCTGTCAAACCACTCAGCCACATTTATCTGCTTGCCCTGTTCTCCTACTACCGGCTCAAGGTGCGTCCTGAGTTTTTCCGCCCTGGATAATATATTGTCTAGCTCCGACACGTTGGCCACTTGCCCACGGCTCCGCCATTCATATGCTTCTGCTATGACATGGAAGATCAGTTCGTTTTGCTTCATCTCCCATATATCGTGCGCATCGCTAGACACTCTGTTTTGGAAATATTGTTCCCACCCAGGACGGAGCCTTGTCATTCCCCCTTCCTCTATAGCTATTTCAAACGGCTCGTCTGCAGCAACGAACTCCGTACTCCCTGAATCTGATCGTACTGCTCTTACATGCTTCTGGAATTCTTCTAGGTAGTGGTTAATGCCACGCCGGTAAAATATTCCGTGTTCGCCTTCTGTGGGTATCCATTCACCAGTGTCAAACCATGGCTGGTCTCGCAACCTACCACGCTCATCAAACGCAGCTTGATGTAGACCCAGGCCACCACTATGAATAGGCTCAAGGGCGTTCATCATAATTGGATTAGCTTGGGCAAGCTGTAACACCTCTTGCTGCCTTCTCCTGTCCATCCTTTTGAGATGATCCCCCGGAGCCCCTTCCCAATCTTTCATAGTCATCTGCTCTATAGGGGCCAGAGAGTTTCTCCACGACTTCTCACCCCCTACCCAGGGCGCTTCTACCATTAGCAAGCCATTTTCTGGTCCAGACATAGTACTATTGTGCTTATATTCTTGGATAGTCACACCAAGGTTTTTGAATACACCAAACATATCATCCGGTACATACAATTGACCTTCGGGTTTGGTTGCACCCTTGCTGTCTACCCAGTCGCTACCTTCATAGTGAACAAAGTCACCGACATGGCCTTTGAGTCCAAGTCCTTTTTCAACATAATCTAAACCTTTTTTATTAAACATTTTTTGACGAGTGATATGGGATGCACCATCAGAGAACTGCATTGATACATTTTCCAACTTCTTCATGCCCAAATCATTAGGCTCACTATCAAACAGATTTTTTAGGGTCTCTGGAATCTTCCTTTTGTCGAACTGCTCATTGTAAAAGCCTTCAGCCGCTTTCTCGGTCGGAACGAACACAACGAGTTCAGTTCCGGCGTGTGCTGGAGAGTTAGCAAGTGGCACAACTTTTCCACCATCCATGGCAAGCACAACTTGTCCGTTTATCCGTTTCTTTTTCCAATATGCACTAGGATATTGGCCATCACCGAAAAATTGTTTTGACCATCCCCCTGGATTCGTTATCACCAATGCCATTGCCTCGGAGTCGTTAGATTCGAATATGGTTTTGTGGGAAGCATACCCTGCATCTTCTGGATATATTTCGTCATATATATCACGCAGTTTACCATATCGTAGGGTGGCGTTAGGCGTGTGTTCATTGTTGTTCTTGCCATACTGCTTTGCACTTTGTTCTCCACTCTGCCATGTGATGTGGTGTATCCATTCAGGATGGGTTCTGTCGTGGCCTTGGCTCCTCAGTACATCGTTGTGGTACATCACCTCATCGATCATTACTTGTATGGTGGCGGGCGCAGCCTGATCTGGGCGCCTAAGTGGCAACTCAGCCATCATATCTATTGACTTTCCGCTTGCCTTTTCTACTGCGTCAAATGTTACTTCAGCGGCTAGATCTTTTACTTGCTGCTCGGATTTGCCTCGGACCACAGTAGTTCCCTTCATACCCCCTACGATTTCAGGGATGACTACCTGATATGGATTCTGTGGGTCTTCCAGCGCAAAGTTATTGGGTTCCTCCAATTCGAGCGTGCCAGCCTTAGATGGCACATATATTTCCACATTTTTGTAGATCGCTTTCAAGTCAATTTCGGAAAGTTTCTCTTTAGCAAGCTGTTCGTCCAGATACTCATCAGCATATCCAGTACGATCTTGTATCTGCCGTCTTATGGTCTCCATGCTTGTGCTGAAAGGATCGATCTTTGGATCGTCAAAAATCAAGCTCATTACGTCCTCAGTCTCAGCCACCAACTCGTTCACTGTTATCGTCGAGCCAGGAGTTTTTCCTACACCGTACAGTTCGTCTTTATGGAGTTGGATATCCCTTTGGCTCTCATCTATGTGCAGCGTCCGGACTACCTTCGCTTCTCCGGTAGAGGTGTCATTAATGTCAGTCCCGTGCCTTTGACTTGACCGAATGCGCATCATCGTGGTCGGCGGGTCTGTGTGCATAATATATGAAGCGTCTTCAGCCTTCTTGGGCGGGTACGGCGGGACTTTCTTGCCCCCTGCGCCTGGTAAAGCCCTTGGTGGAAAGGTGACATAGCTAAATAGTATTGTGCCATCAATTACAGCGGCGGGAGTGCCTTTAGAGTGTTGTATATGTTCGCCATATACCTGTTTGCTACTAGTGCGATGACCATGTTGGGCTATCCTCTCATATGCAAGAACATACTGAGCAGCCTCCTCATAGGTTGGGAAGCCACGATAGTAGCGTGGATCGCCCCAGGATGGAATGTCACCACCCATAATCTCTTGCATCCTTATTTGGTCTCCCCTTTTCCCTATCGTCTCCACTCCCTGCGCCCTCTCCAATTGGGTTTCTGCATCCTCATGTGCGCTTCCTAGCTTTTCGTATACTGTGTGTTGTGGTACGGCACCGAGCCTACCCACTAAGCTAGGGTGCTTGCTTTCACCGGGACGTACTGTGTTGTCTATGGAGGCCTTACCTTGAGGGCCATCCACAACCATAAATCGCTTGTCCTTACCAATTCCTTTTCTTGCCCTGTTCAAAGCAACAGCAGCGATATTGGCTTGCTGTATTCCATGCGTTAATGCCTCCTGGATATAGTGCAGGGTCTCAGGATATGGCCTATCGTAAGTACCCGCATCCTTTTCACCTTCGGCCAGGTCACCCACAACAGCCCTTTTCAATCGACCAGAAGCCTGACCTTCAAATGTTACACCTTCCACCACCCTCTTTTTAGTAAACTCACCGAGCAGGGGCTGGGTTGCGTGTACTGTTTTAGTTGGTAACTCCTCTAGCTTGTTAGCCGACAAGCCAATCATATCAGACGCTGAACCAGGCTCTGCCACCAACCGAAAAGCCTGTAAAGTGAGTGGAAACTCTACCCTTCCAAAAGGAAGGCTCATATCAGCTTCTAGTTTCCCCAGACCTTTGAATTTTTCATGGCGTTCCATTAAATCGTTGAGACTCGTTATCTCCCCAGATTCTACTTCCTCCATGATTTTACGAACTAGTTCCTTGTCGGATGGTGATAGGTCATCTGCTGCATATGGAAGATTCCATCCGGACTTCGCACCCTTGTCAGTGCCAAACTCAGCATCTAATGCTTTGTCTGATTCTATGGCTTCCCAGGCGTCTTTGGTTGCCTGATTCTGGGCGTATTCTGGGGGTGCATATAATTGAGAAAAAGGACGGGCAAGTACCTCTGTAGCTTTTACCTCTGTGGGAACCTGTTCTGCCTGTACGCCAGCATAGTCTATAAGCTTATTTCCTTTGTACCAATATAAATCTTCCAGTAGTAGATCAGTATCTGCATGTACATCTTTTCTGAGTTCGCCATGGCGTATTATGGTTGACAGCAACCTTTCAAAGTACTGAGCTTCTCCGAGCTTGCCGAATGTGCCTGGATCTTCACGCCAGTTCTCTGGAATGCTTTGATCTACCTTGGCTCGCATGTCAAGCTCATACTCTACATTGTTTACTGGTGCCCTACGCTCTTCTTTTGCCACACCCTTTTTCGTCTCTAGGTATGCTATCTTGGCAGCCTTGCTTCCAGGTGCGACATTCTCATCTAGCTCGACATTGCGTATCTCTTGTTGAAAGGAGGCTTCTGTTTCTAGGTCCGGCTCAACCGATACGATTTGCAATTTTCGCCTATGTTCGAGCGGTTTGCCCGGACCAGACTCTCTGGTTGTCACTATTGCAGTCGCTCTAAAGTCATCAGAGATTCGCAACATTTCAGGCTTGGTCAACTTTGTCTGTGGATCGAGACTCTCCAAATATTTGTAAAATCCAGTGAATTTAGCTTCCGGACTCCTGACAGTCCCAGGAAACTCACCTTTTTTGCTGATAGGCTGACCTACCTTTGGCAACTGACTTATCCAAGTGGCCACCTTCGCACCTTTCCCGTCTTCACCCAAGGGTGTGTACCTGATAGCTTCTGCTATCGTTGAGTAACGCTTTGTTGCTTCCTCTTTGCTAGCGGTGTCTATAATTTCTTTTTCCAGGTAGGAAGACGCTGGTGTAACCACACCTCCTGCACCAACCTGTTCTGGCTGCCTCATTTTTACAAAGCCCTCTGGGGCGTCCTCCCCTGCAAAGTCTCCAAATATATCAGTAGACTGCCGAGAGATCAGTTCTGGTCTCTCTGAGGATCTGCCCGGACCAAGCAGCCTTGCTCTACCTGAAACAGGGGTGATTATGGGTTGAGTGCTTCCTGCTAGCCCTTGAGAAGTTGCTCTGGTCGCATTTTCTACGATCTCTCTAGTTGCATCAAAGTCATCCAGATCCACTACTATTTCGTTGGGGTGTGACTTTGGCTTGGGTTTGCTTGCTTGCCTCATAGCCTCAAAGGGATCCGTAGTCCCTAGCCCTGCATCCGCTGGCCACTTACCTCTACCACGGCTCGCCTGTTCCGCAGTTTCCTTCATCCATGGCTTCACAGTTTCTTGCCACCATGTTTCAGATGATGGAACAGGAATCCCATCTGTGGTTGTTTTTCGCCCTAGCGATCTAAGCCAATTACTCTTATTGACCGCCCTAATACCATTGGCACCCACAACAAAAGCAGCAGTAGTTGCTAGATTCCCAGCCAATCGTGCTGTAAACGAATCGCTGTCTATCAGGTTCAGCCTACTATCCCGGTCCGTAGCAATGGCTACATCTACAGGAGCAAACTGAGCAATCTGTGCCGCGGTCTTACCTAGTCTAGTGGTAGCCAAGGTGGGATTCTCAAGAACTCTTAAAGTCTGGTTCAATCCTTTGAGGCTATTCATATACTGTTTCTGGGCAGGGGTTTTGGCTGCCAACATATCATCTACTGTTTGAAATAAACTTCGGTTTGGATTAAACGGAACTTTTGTATTCCCAGCAAATTTCTTCACAGCATGTCGTGTGACAGCCCTAGACCCGGCCCCGGCCACGCCTCTTACAACGGCACTCGATGCACCAAAGGCTACTGCTAATGCCGCCATATCTACGGTTGCTTGGCCCATGGCCGCTGAGGTTGTTTCGGGAAGCTTCTCTTGCGCTCGCTTAACGTAGGGTGCAAAGTGCGTCTCGCCCAAGCTTGGTTCACCTGGTAGAGCAAATGGCCTTGGTATCACCCTAGACATACTTGCTGCCACTTGAGCGGGAATGGTTGCCGCCTGAGTCAAGGCCCCTTTTGTGAAGTCCACCAACGGCCCCTGACTAGGAGGCTTGGCTGGAATATTAATCATACCTCTGTCTTGCGTTCCTTGCGCTCTAAATTCTGGTACTGGCCTTGTCTGTACCTGGACCTGGGGTGGCTCATAAGGCACGTTGACAGCAGTAGATGCTGGCTGTGCTATTAGATCTTCTGGGGCTGGTATCGGGCCTTTTAGCTGTGGTAGCTGTGGTAGCTGTTGTTTTCTTTGCTCTTCAAAGTACCTTCCGAGCATACTGGGGTTACGCCCAACAGCCATTCCAAGGCGGTCCAGCCAACTCATATGCTTTCCTGGTCCACCAAGCTTACGGATTCCCTTATGCTTTGGGGCCATACGATGATGACCAGGCACTAACGTCCACCCGCCCTAAGTCTTCTCGATGCTCTTCTCTCTGCTTCTGTCGGTCCTCGATCTGCAGCCTGAGTTGCCGCACCCCGACTAAACGCCCTACGAATCATTTCCAAATAACGAGGATCGGCCGCTTCTTCTTTAGCTAAACGCGTGACAAGATCTATACCCTCCTGTCCTTTTGCTGTAAGCATTGGAGCCAGGGCATCACTTTTTTGGTCTAGCAATGACTGCCGGTTACGATTCGACCCTATGGTAACAACATCTTTAAGCATACTCTCCCAATTTTGTGGTACGCTTGGAGTTGCCGTCCCCTCTGCTATTTGATCTACCATGGCTATCTTATCTGTCGTTTGGCTTCCACCAATAATAGCGGCTGTGTTTAAGTGTTGTTGATGTTCTTTTGCCATAGCATCGATAAATTCGTCAGCCGTTGCGTCATCATCAAACAACAGCCTAATTTTACGCCTACCACTGGTAGACTGGAATATGTTACCTATACTTCCGCCACCAGTCGCATCTTGGCTGAACCTCAGTTTTTCTACTTCGTTTATAAGGGTGTCCAGCGCACCTTCTCTCCAATGCGCTTTTTCGGAAGGGCTCAAGCTTTGAAATTCTCTCTCTACTGCATCGGCAGTTATGCTCCGCTTGAATGCATTTTGTCCACGCACTAGAGCCTCTTGTGCTGCTTCGCCTCCAGCCCAGATAGCCCTGGCTTGTCCATAGGCCGGCACTAGCTCATCTAGCTCTGCTAGCATTTTATTCTTTCTATCTATAGCCGCACGATTTATCCCTCCACCTATTCCGCTATCGCCACCGCCCCTTCGCCCAACCTGTAGCACATCGTCTAGCCCTCTCTTGACATAGTCCATCATCATCAAGGGGACATCATCTCCCAACTTGTCAAATGCTGGCATCACGCCTTCCTCACCTCTTGCGACCCACAACTCTTGTGCTTTTTCGTAAGCTTTCTGGAACTCTGGCATCTTCATGTGGTCATCGAGGATGCTCTTTGGAACTGTTGCTTCATATGCTTCATCATAGAATGGCTTGGCATCCGCTCTCTGTCTCTTCGATATTTCCTCTGTAACATCAGTAACATTTGGCCGATTGCCACCTTTGTTTAGGGCATCTTTCAGCCTTTCAACTACCCTTTCTTCTTGGCCAGATTTTCTCGCCACGACTGCGGCCGATATCGTACTACCCTCGTCTCCAAAATTTTGTGCAGACCTCGCAATATCCCTTGCTCCAATCGATGTGTCGAGGACCATCTCCTCCGGATACGTTCCCAGGTCAGAAACAGCCTGGGTTAAATCATCTCCAGTGGGTATCTTTTTCCTAAGCTGTCTCTCTGCTAGCTCTTCTACAGAATCAAACATTCCACCAACAACGGGCCAGTTGCTCATTGTCTGTCTCGCACCTGTCGCATTCACTAGGTTGGTGCCGACATTTCCGAGTATCTTCATACCAAAATCTGCACCTTTACCGGCTCCAGCCCCAAAGGCCGTGCCAACCGCAGTGCCTGGTAGTCTCTCGACGAAATTGCCTTCACCAGAACCGAACCCTTCTGCCGCTCCGTATGCTGCTCCACCCGTCACTGGGCCAACACGGGTACTGAATGCCTTTACACCCGATTGCGCTAGTTGCCTGACCCTGTTGGCCCTGTTCACTGTGGCCGCCGTACCCACGGCTCCGGTTCCCATTCCACCAGAAGCTAGAGTAGCTGCGGCTAATGGTACCCCCGTACCCACGACCTCACCAGCCAAGAATGACTTTCCATGCGCATCCATTGCCGCTTCATCTTTAGCCCTATAGTCCTCGATGCCCTCGCCCATTGCTCCACGCATTGTAGTCGAAGGATCTCGGTCAAAAGCCGCCGTTAGCATTTCAGGTACGGCACCTATGCTTCCGAAGATCTCATCAGCAGTAGACAGTGTTGCGCCTTGTCCGAGACCTCTCATAAAGGCAGATATCCTTGTAGGATCTTTGTAATCATTTTGCCTTCTGCGAGAGGCTATCCTATCCATTAGTGCTTGGTTTGGGTCTGCTTGGTTAATCATCGTTATTGCACTCCCCTGAAGAGATACTCAATAGCCGAAGCGACTTCCTCATCGGTGAGACCCCCTGCGAACAGTGAATCCATGACTTGCTCTTCTGTGAATCCCGCTGGAACCTCAATGCCATACGCTTGCATTTGGGTAGCCGTGCGACGGCCCTGTATCCTCGCAGGGACTCTCCCTGTACCATCCATATTGATGGGTATATTGCTATATTCCCCATTCACATCCATCAAGAATGGATTTACAGAGGTACGGTCATATGCTGGAACCTCGTCTCCTCCAGCTATCCTAGCCTGATGATTGATTTCACGCACTTGCTCAAACATGGCACTGAGCTTCCTCATCTGTACGTCTATACCTTCTCCCGGCAACGGCATTAACTGTGCTCGCTTGTTTTGAATTTCCTGTTCACCAATAGCCGCACCGGAGGTAACCCTCAAGGTAGATCCGACTATCAAATCAGCGGCGGCCAAAAAGTTGTGTTGCGCCTGGGTTATGCGTGTGCCACCCATAGTTCTCCAAAACCCAGGTCTCAGTAATAGCTCCATCCCGGCTTCTATCCCGCTACCGCCAGTTTCCGTTATCAACTGTCGGAGCATCTCTACACCAATATTCGCTGTTTTGTATTGGATTAAAGCTCGTTTTTCTGGCTCTCCCGCTGTCCTTGGTTTGTTGCTATCCATAGTGTCTGTGACATGAGAAGCTATAAACGACTGAATGTACTCTGGGTCAGCATTTCTGAGGTATTCCATCTGATATGGGTCAAGACCTTCGACGTTAGTTAAATAAGCTAGATTTGAGGCTAATCTTTCCTTGCCACCGGCTAAGTGTGTATCAGTTGCTAGGATACTATTTGCAATCTCTTGAGCCTCTGCTTGAGTCCCAATCCCTGAGCTAGTAACCTGTGGATATCCATCTGAGTCATAGGTAATGGCAAATGATGGATTTTGTACTTCATCCGGTAGCTCTTCCTGAATCTCTATGGCGTCCTCTGGAGTTAGAATGTTCGTACCCGTAATATCACCTTTATTAACAGTATATGTGGGCTGTGGTAGCGTTCTGTCTTTTTCTCGATCATAGACCGACGGCTGACCATAGCCCTCCACGCTGGAATCCATTAGTCCGGCACCAGTCATGCTGAAATCATTCCCTGGATACGCTTCGTCTATGAGAGAACGTGTAGCTGGGCTGACAGCCGGTGCGCCTACGTTTTGTCCTGGCATCCCACTCCAGCCCCCCTTTCTATAAGCAGCCAAGCTGTTTTGATGGTCTGTCTCAATTTGTTGCAGGTTTAGAGCCATTTGAGCAGCATTCTGCGATGTCGTTAACGCTCTCTGTTCACGTTGATCTTTGACTTCTGCCATCTTGAGAAGCGCCCCAGAGACTTTACTTCCTATGTCTCCAAACGCCATCAAGGCATTGTATCTATCTCCTGGGTTGTCTCCGAGTGGCATTTATCCTCTCCCTGGGTATCTTGTAGGGCTATACTTGCCTGACATGAACTGGCCAATAAATTCCGAATTTTCGGTACGATCCTCATCTCGCCTTCTCGACTCCATCATGCCACCAGCACCCTGCATGATTCCCGATAAAGCTTCAGCTAGCATATACGCTTCCATTGGCTCCATGTTCTTGAGCCAGTTCTTGATACCTCCTCCCTCATTACCCAGGTCACCGACTTGTTTCCTCACAGAGACGTCTTTCAGGTTTTCTAATGTTGTTTTGGGTTTGAATCTAGTAAAATCTGTTGGCATCGTGCTGGCAAAACTCTCTTGTACTCCCGGTGTATTCATATTGAACCCAATAGGGTCAGGGGTAGGTGGTGGTGCAGCTTGGCTGATCTGACTCGCATATGAGTCACCATAGTTCGCTGTTACCTGTTGTCCTGCTGGAAAGCCACCCTCTTCGCCACGGTACAAAGCTTGGTCAAGCCACGCATTTCTAGGTGGTGGTGCAGCTTGGCTGATCTGACTCGGAGATACACCCATTTTTGCAAAGGGGTCAGAGGTAACAGTTGGACCTGTACCTACATCTGTAACTACCCCAGGAGCAATAGCAGGAGCAGGAGTACCCTGAAAATGACCCTTAATGCCAGCGCCTATTTGTTGCATCCCATAACCAGAACCGAAGTCTCCCGCCATATTCATTACATTGCCAGCCCCAAAGCCTTCTCCTTCCGGAGATCTTAGGCTCGACCGCCTAGCATCCTTCTCAGGACCAAAGTCTGGGGCGTCCATCATGCCACCAATCGTTCTGCCAGCCCCTGCTACCATCGGGTTTCCCGTGGCGGCACCAGCCGCAGTTAATAGGTTTTTTGGGTCAAGAGCGAACTCTAATGCGTTCTGCCACCATTTATCTTTACGCGCCATTGTGCTTTCCTATGTTAATCCTGGGTGTTTTCGTTGTTTTCGTTGTTGTTTTCGTTGTTTTCGTTGTTGTTTTCGTTGTTTTCGTTGTTGTTTTCGTTTTGGTTACTTTGGTTGCCTTCACCACTCTTGAAACCTTTCATCGCATCTTCAAGCTCTCGTAGACGTATTGAGATTTCATCCCATCCTCCACTTTCATCCGCCCCTCTTGTACCACCCCATTTGGCTATCCAGTACGTCAAGTCAGAATTCTCGACAGTGGCTTCCGCCAAGGCCGTGGTAATGATGCGTAAGCGCTCAGTATCATCGGCTCTCATAAACTGCAACTCTGCATCAGTCATCTGCTCACGAGTCACTTTACGATTCTCTGCTTGAACATCTCTCTCTAGCTCAATAGCCGCTTCACGCACTGCTGTGTCCTTGTCTATGCCGGATTGTTGTATCTTGTTGGCCGCTTCTTGCAACTCAACATCACCTAATCTTTGTGCCGAAAGCTCAATATATCGGGCTTCACGATCTGCAATCTGCTCACTTAGTCGAGCATCTTCCATCGCCTTTTCATTGGTCAAGCCAGTTCCTTGTAACCGTAATGCTTCAGTCTGTATAGCTTCATCTATGGCATTACGCTCTCTGGCTAGAGCATCCTCGGCCTCTCCTCTAGCTGTCCGGTATGCATCCTCCTTGGTGATACCTTCTTTCTGAATCCTTTGCGAAGCTGACTCTAGCTTGTCTGTGAGTTCACGATCAGCCTGTCTCCAAGCAGCTTCATTCGACATGCCCTTCTCTTGTAGCTTCAGTGCATTACTCTCAAGGACTCTATCCAAAGCTCGTTGTTCTGCTTGGAACCCTTCAGTACCCTCTTGCAAGTTCATCTGAGCCACTCTTGCTGCCTGTCTGTCTGAATATTCTGCTAGCCTGGTAGCTACTTGCTCTCTGTACTGTTTCCCGTCCATATCAATGCGCTGTGATAGCTCGTATTTCTGCAAGTCTATGGTAGCATCAAACTGCTCACGCTCAACCTGTACTTGAGCCTCTTGTATATCAAATGATCTGTTAGCATTCTCAGCTTCTTGTTGTAGCTGCTCTATCCTGAGATCTCTGTCGGCTTCATACCTGGCCTCTTCTATATCCAAGCTACGCCCTGCTAGCTCGGCTTGATTTTGTATTTCCTCTGCTCGTAAATCAAAGTCTTGTTCCGATACACCGAGCGTCTGTAGCCTTTGCGCCCTGGCCTCAGTCATGGTGGACTCAAACTGCTCAGTCTCCTGTGTTTGTGCAGACTTAAACTGCTCTTGCTGGACTTCTGCCTGAGCTTGACGGTAAGCCTCATCGTAATTCATGCCAGTTTCTTGTAGATCTAAAGCTCGCTGTTGTAGCTGAGTACTAGTCCCATACTGGGTGTCGAACTCATACTGTCCCTGACCGAACTCACTGGCATATCTGGCATCGTTGGTCCGATCTCCGCCTAGACTTCTTGAATACTCTCCGGAACGAAAGCCAATGTCTGCTGCCGCTGACCTATCCTGAGCATATGTGTTAGCGGCCTGTATGTTAAGCTCGTTTAGCCGTTCCATTCGCTGTCTTTCTAAATCACCATACATCCCCCTGTGAAGCTCTCCCTCTACACTGCTTCCTACCATGCCCCTCGAAGACATGAACTCATCTAGCTCATTAGTGGCAGTTTGGCGCTGATGAGCAAGTTCAGTATCTATCTGGCCTGTAATATCTTGCACAAGTTGAGAGTCATACCTACTAGGATTCTCCATAGCGTTGCTAGCAAAGGTACTAAGCTCCGGAGCTATCTCCTCTCCCTGAAACGCTCCAGTAGGAGTCTCATAGGTTGGCCTAGTAGCTGGTGGGGCAATAGTTTGTCCTCCAACAACCGGAGGCGCCCCGGCTTGCATGTCAGTAGCCGACGGTGGCCGTATTGTTGGGGTATTAGTGTCTATAGGCATCTTATGTCCCTAGGTCTGCAAAAATCATATGATCGGCTCCAGTTACTCCATCAAATTTTGTATATGTAGACTGATCTCCCTCTAGGAAGACAGGTATCAACCACAAGAAATATTGATTGCTTCCATTCCTAGCAATTGTCAGATCTTGCTGTCTGTTACTTCGGCAATCGACTCTCGCAGAGCTTATATAGTTGCTTGTGCTATAAGTGGCTCCACCCTTGCTTGTCGCTGTACTCTGTACATGTGCTTGCACATATTGAGTTGCTCTTGATGCTCTAAGCCTCACCTTAGCATCAGTACCAGCACCAGTATCTAAGTGACCGGTCAACTGCACTCTTTGCTGATTGTCGGCAAACGATCCTAGCCCTCGTATCAGCCCTTCTAATTCCGGTGGCAACCCAACTGGGATTCCATATGGTCCTATACCAGCCATTACCAGGGCTCCCTTTGCATTGCTGCCACCAACTCAACCGATCCAATCTTCACTGCATCAGAAGACGTTATCTCGATAGGAAGAGCCACACCTTTGCCATTAACCCTAGCCTTTTTTGTGACCGGCTTGGTCGCAATGCCATATGATAGCGTGTGTGACGTTTTGTCTGTGCCATCAGCCTTGACCTTCACCACTACCTCACTGGTAGCTCTCTGCTGAGAGGACACCCTCACAACTCTGGCTTTCTTGTCTCGCATAGGTTGATTGAACAAGAATGGCCTAGTAATAATCTTGAAGTTGATGGTGGCCCCACCTGTCCCACCGGGAGCAGCGTTGTCCGCATTTCCAGACTCCATTTGACGTACGAACCCATCGTAGCCACAGCTTATAGGAGTAGCCACAAGTGCCGCCCCACTTAGGTCAGCGACAAATAAGGTTGCTGGGTTGCCAGTCTGTGCTGCTGCAAATGCCAAATGACCAGTGCCCTCAAGCTTCATATATTGACCACCAGTAACTGTTGTCTGGAAGTATCCAAAGAGCGTATCTCCTTGGTCTCGGTCTCCAGACGAACTGTGGTCCAAGTAGCCACCTGTACCTATAAATACTGTATCATCGTCAGTCGCTATGTACTGATGTAGCATCAAAGCCGGTGGCCTTTCGGCTGACGGTGGGCGATATCCTATCATATAATCGTTTTGACTAGTCGCTACGGGGACAGCACAGATATATTCGTGCTTCTGGGGCCAATACATAGCCACTGGGATGCCCGGTGAGCCATTGAGGGCTGACCAGTTGATCCCGTCCATAAAGTTCTGTATAGGGCGTGTTACGAGTGTGATCTCACCACCTATCTGGTAGTGCTCTACGCCTCTCTTGCTTAACCAACACACACCTTGATTGCCTACCGCTTTAATCGTTCTATGAGCCACACAGCCAACAGACCGAGAGATACCTCTAGCTCCAGCTTCTACTTCTAGCGTGTTAAAGCCATATCCTTCGATGTAGCCCGTGCTTTCTCGCTTAAATACCAGTAGTATGCTTCCTAGCTGGAATAGCCCAGTAATCTCTGCATCTCCATCATGTGTCTGTGCCTTAACTGTTAGCCCATCCGGGGTGGCCCATGTGTCGATGTCTCCAACCTTAGATGCCACGACATCTATTCCACTATGTCCTGTGGCATACAGCCTGTTACCAAACACAGATAAGTACTTGACGTTGTTCGGTATGTTAGAGATTACCGCCCATGTAGTGCCATTCCATTGATAGGAGTTCGTGCCTCCATTGGCACAGCACAACACGTTGTTGGCACCCTCTCGCATGATCACTAACGACCAGTGCGACTCTGTTAGACTAGTGGCCCCAGTTGGATTGGTCCAAGTAGCCCCACCATTCTCTGAGGTGAGCATTTGGTCCCCAGCGAATACTACAAGCTGTTGTGTTCCGTCTGCCTTGTGGTACTCAATGGCACCAAATATCTCTGATCCACTATCGAGAGCACTAGCATGTAGTCTCTCTGAGCCACCTCTTCTTTCGACTGTCTGGCCGTCAAAGGAAACTCGACCATTCAACAATAGCTCACACTCATCCGCCAGATATTCTGTCGGAGCAGCCGTGTCGTTCATCCCACGTGCAAACGTGAGTTGCCGGTCTTGTTGCATTATCGCCATTGTTAACTCTTGTCAGAATCCTTCAACTTATTAACCATCAACATCTCACCTAAATCAAAAATCGTGTTGGCAGATAGCTCTATCGACGCACTGCCATTAGGAGCCCATCCATAGGAGTCTTCTCTCTCATACAACACGAAAGGCTCATCGAAATACATCTCGGCCACCATCAACTCATTAAAGGCCTCTACATAGCCAGGCCAGCCTTCCATATTGTCGCTTACCTGTATCGCTACCTCTTCGCCTTCAGCGGGAGTTCCGTGTTGCTCTACCAAGCCCTTATTGATGTCATTCACATCATCGATCCGTGCCTGTATCTGCCTTTGCACTTCCACGATATTCAAGGCAACCTTCATAGGGATCCGAGTGCTACCACATTCTCTCAGTGCCGCCTGTAGCGCACCTAGCTCTCTGTTCATTACTGATATTCTGCCGTTCTTTTTCATTGTGTTTTCCTCTGACGGATGTCTCCGCACGGGTCAAAGTGGTTAATTGTTTTACTCATTTTTAACTGCCTCGCTTCAGTGGTTCTAGGATTGGACGGCCATCACTGTCGGTAAAGTCGGTGCCAGATGCCTTCATAAAATCGTCCTGTCTTTCGGCTACGACCATCCAGCTTACAGTGTCGGTGCTATTTGTATTCTCACAATTAATCAATAGCGTCGACCCCGAAACCGATCCTTGCAGTGCCGCCCAGCCTGTATCGTTTTGTAGATACACCTGTGGATCACGACATAATAATTCCCAAGTTCCGTCAGTCATTCCTACTACTTCGTCCAGATCGACACTGGCAGTCCCACCTGAAAGCGTTACCGAATCTCTGTAGATTAAATCTGCTCTTGGACCCTCAACGAATGAGTGTACAAGATTATGAGTGTCGTTCATTGAAGGCAGTGGATGGGGAATCAGAAACGAACCGCCTCCCTTGCTGAGCGACCCTGTGACTTGGACGTTATCTCCATAGGGATTAAGGATGATTGTTTTTGTACCAGTGTTATCGCTGAACACACCTTGGAGATAGGGATCTCCTCCACTAGTTACACCTATTGCCATCCCAGCACCCGTGAGACCATTGCTTTTAATGAACAGACTAGCATTGTCCACAGAGTTACCAAGTGCTGATGCTCCACCACTTCCTGTACCCGTGAACCACGGTGCTGTACTTCCATCTGAAGAAACGCTGTCGAGAGCTATGTCTCCCACGTTGGTAATATTTGCATCGCCAAAACTACTAGCACCGAATGTATTGGGAGTTATGTTTCCAGTGCCATCAAACGAAACGCCGCCAATTGTCCGAGCAGATGCGAGTGCAGTAGCCGTAGCAGCCAATGCTACAGCGATGTTTGCAGATCCGTCAAAACTGGTTCCACCGATAGTTCGAGCCGTTTCTAATATGGTGGCTTCAGCGGCTAATGTCGCTGTGGATGCATTTCCGGCCAAGGCACCAGTCACTTGAGTCGTGGTAAGTATCCCACTACTCGGATTGTATGTTAGCCCCGTATCAGTCTCTATCCCCTGAGTTCCAGTAGCGCCATCGACAAAGGTGGGGTAGACGGTCTCGTCTGCTGAATTATTAGCAGACGCTGTTACGCTAGTGGCTAGGGCCGCTGTGGTAGCTGTAACTGAATTTCCAGTGCAACTGGCTGATGAACCAGAGGCGTCACCCGTAAGTGCTCCAATGAAGCCAGTGGCTGTGATCTTACCGGTAGATGGGTTATACGTCAGAGTTCCGTCGGACTCTAGTCCAAGATTCCCGGTGAGTACACCACCAGATGTAAACACCAATCCATTGCTTTCGCTCGCACTTTCGTTGTCAGTTATTGTGACTGTAGTGGCCACCGAAGCTGTTCCGGTAACTGCACCGGTTATTGGTCCAACGAAGCCAGCCGCTGTCAGGACTCCAGTCCCGGCATTATAGGTTAGGCCACCATCACTTTTAGGTGCGAGGTCTCCAGTCGAACTCTCGAACAAGGCAACGGAACAGGAAGTATTAACTGTATCGGCTACTGTAATGGTTGCTGGCACTATATTGCCGGTCCCATCAAACGACGTTCCTCCTATGTTCCTGGCTGTGGCGAGGGCGGTCGCTGTAGCTGCATTTCCAGTACAGGAGCCAGATGAGCCACTAGCGTTCCCAGTGACATTACCTGTGATATTGCCACTAAACACAGCAGATAAAACTCCTGTCGTTGCATTATAGGTAAGCCCTGACGCATCGGTCTTGATGGCTAACGATCCCGTAGCAGAATCAAAGAATGCAGGGAATGCTGTCGTGTCAGACGAATCTATGACTGTCACTGTTGCTGCCAGCGTAGAGGTAGATGCTAGTCCTGTTAATGGGCCAGTAAGCCCAGTGGCCGTGAGCATCCCCGTGCCAGCATTATAGGTTAGTCCGCTATCGCTCTTAGGAGCCAAATCACCTGTAGCGCTTTCAAACAGGGCTACGCTACACGAAGTGTTTGTGGTATCAGCGACTGTGATTGTAGCTGGTACGATGTTCGCTGTGCCATTAAAAGAAGTGCCGCCAATGGTCCTGGCAGTTTCTAGGGCAGTCGCTGTCGATGCGTTGCCTGTCAAAGGCCCAGTAAGGCCAGCCGCCGTGAGCATCCCAGAAGATGCATTGTAGGTCAGGTTCGAGGCATCGGTCTTTATAGCTAACGAGCCTGTGGCACTGTCGAAAAAAGCAGGATAGGTGGTGGTGGTACTACTGTCTGCGACCACTATCGTGCTGGCAGCACCCGTCAAAGCCCCCGTAAAGCTGGTTGCTGTAAGCACCCCTGTACTCGGATTATACGTTAGCCCAACATCGGTCTCGATTCCTTGGGCACCTGTCTGTCCATCCACAAACGTCGGATAGACAGTCTCGTTGGTGCTGTCATTTGCAATAGATGTGACGTTTGTAGCTGTGGTAGCTGTAGTAGCCGTAGTAGCCGAGTCAGCATTGCCTGTCAGTGCTCCAACGAAGGAGCTACTAGTGATTGATGTGGCTCCTGTTACGACTCCAGCGTCTATGATGATTGTGCCGTCTAACACGATCTGTTGACCTGATAGAGGCGTGATTAGGAGGTCTGTGCCAGCCGTACTGCTGATAGTGTTGCCATTGACGTTGATATTATCCACTTGTAGCTGGACTAAGGTCAACTTACCGGCTGTCCACGTTCCCACAGCGGTTCCTGCCACCACATCAAGCATCGAGGCAGCACCTGATAGATACCTACCAGTGTCCTTGTCGGTCTCAAAGCTATACGTCGGCCGAGCCGCAGAGCCATCTCGCCCCTGCAACTGACCTTCTTTGTCTATTGTGAACCTTAGATCCGATTGTGTCGGACCATTCCACACTTCCAACAATGCCATATCTGCTGTGCCACGGGCTGTGGCAAAGCCGAAGATGTGTTCGTTGTCTTGTGGCTGGATAGCCTTAATTCCAAATGCCGCCATTTTTTACCGTCCAATCATGTAAACCAAGTCATCACCAGCGTTGTCGCAGATGATATAAAGCTCATTCAGGTTTCCTACGGGGATCCATCCAGTCTCTTCTGCTGCATCTAGCTCCCATCCGCTTGTCACATCGGTAGTACCGTCTACCACAGTAACTCCTGCGAATCCGATATAGACGTTCCCACTATTGCCCCGTACAGCCTTGATATTCACACATTTGGCAGTGATATCAGGCAACTGGGCAGCAGAAGTGGAGCCAGACTTCTCTCCGGTAGCGACTACCTTAACGTGTTGTGTTGCATTCATTCCCAGCATGATTCTGTCCTATGTAAAGTAGTGAGTGCCAATAGTTGGCTTTGGTCTGAGCTTTCTTTGCATCCTACTGCGTCTTGACCTACGAAATGCTCTTTTTTCGCAAGTATCAACCTTCCGAGAGATCTTTTGTTCCATTTCTGGGCCACCCGGAAGCCAACTGTCCTCCATGGCTCTTTTTGCTGCATAAGCCACAATCAATGGCCTATCCTCAGTTGGAAAGTCCACTGTGCCACTCGATAGTGTTGGCAAACGGAAATGATAGTCCATAATCAGGCTTGTCGGAGGATTAGCACCCCTGGCAATCCATAATTGTTCATTTTGCAGCCAATAACGGTTGCCTCGCACCCTGAATCGGTCTCTAAAGTCCATTAACTGCCCCCATCGTGTGCCATCAGCCTCTCTTAGCGCACTAGTGTAGTCATCACCGGATAATCGGAAGAAGTCGCTCGACAAGCTCACATATCGCCCACCATCGGCTGAATCACTACCACTCCATGACGTTATTGGGCCTTGTTGTTTTACCCACCGATCAGACAAGCCACAATCCATCAGATAGTCCTGAGCATCGTTTGCTCCGTACTGGAGGAATTGATTCACAGCTTCTAAGGTCGTAGAATCATGCTCTATAAGGCTGTCATCATCAGATGCTGTGTCAGTCAGTCTATAGAATGCCCTTTGTAGGCTTGCTAGATTGGTGAGTACGGCCATTAAACTGTTGCCCTAGCCTTTGAAGTGGTCTTTTTCTTCGGTTTTACCTTCGTATATTGCCCTCTTCCATCTGATATAAAGTCAGCGATCTGGTCTGCGTTCAATCCACGGTCTTCTGCCGCCTCAAAGAACTCATCCCTGAGCTTACTGACTCGGTCTCTTTTCGCTGCCTTCGCTGCTGTAACCGGATCTTCACGGAAATGATGATTCTTTCGATTATGCCCAGTTTTGAGTTCATCATAAACGTAAGTCTCGGTGACTGGCTCTGATCGTAGCTGGAACACGGGTACTGTCTTGACACCAAGTTGATTCATCTTCCATACTTGCTCACCTTTTGCATCCAACACTGGCTCCCGTACTTCTTTTGTGTAAGTACGCTCTATAATCGGGCGTCCATCCACATGCGTGTCCACAATCTTCTCGTCACCAGCCAAAGTTGTGCGTGGCGTTAATCCACTGATGCTATTTAGTCTCTGTCTCATGCCTCATTCTCCTATGTCGGCCCCTTTTCAGGGGAGGACTCGTTAAAACTGATGCCTACCGGTAACACCGGTTCATTCAGAACTCGTTTCTGAACATCTCGGCCTACTGCTAACGCCTCATCTCTCATTGCTTGCTTGAGACGATTCTTTTCAGTGCGTTGTGTCTCTACTTGCCAGGTCAACGCTTCCTGTATGCTGCTAAAGCGACCTTGGCCACTCCACATATCTCCTTTTTCGAGCATTTCAACTAATCCGCTGACTCCCAGTTCATCGAGTTCATAGCCAACGTATAGGCCAGCCTCCTCGTCAAAGTGGGTAATCTCCACGGTCTCGACAGGTTCCTCATCTATTGTGCCATCTCTAAATGCTTTCAGTTGTGGATCATCAGGCCGACATGTGATTCTTACTTGCCACTGACATACCGGCTCTGGGATCCAAACAACAGTTGCATGTCTGCCACTCTTTCTGAAATGCAATTCAACTGCATCTTGGAACTCCAGGGGAGCACGACGGCCTTGTCGTGCTCCACCCATCGTTGCTATTACACCCATGCTTATGGTGTTCCCACCGCACTGAACGACAACTGGTTGTCGGCCAACAGAGCCTTACCAGCCGCTCCAACATACTGATCGCTATAGTAGTTGGTGTCCTGTGAGACCTGACCACCAGACCCACCTTGTAGTGCGTCTGTTCCTGCAACCCAGTCTTGCCCTGAAGCTGCTTGCACTGCGACGTAGCCACAGGTAACAGTTCCGGTAGCAGTTACGCTAGCCAGATTAGCCTTAGCTAAAGCCTCGGTAGAAGCCTCGGCACCCCAGTTCACATAGGCAGTTGTCCCATCAATGTTTATCGAAAGGAGTCCACACGCCCAGTAGGCGTTGGTTGCTATCACAGTAGCAGTGCCAGTATCAAATGCTTGATCTGTTGCTACTGTTTTCTGAATGCCACCCGCTTCAATTTCAAAGGCATCTCCATTCTGAATGTCGAAGTTGCTTCTGATCTCAAAGTTAGGTGGCGTCACACACCGTGTCTTTAATGCGGTGCTCAGGTCATTAACCTGATTCGCAAGTTTCCGCACTGTGTCATACAGTGCTCCTTGCATCTTAATCGTTGCCATTCTTATATCCTCTCACCCCCGCCTTCAGGGGCAGTCTAAAGCAGTGAGAAGTTCTGGACACGGTGTCCAAACTTTTTTCACTCATTTTACTGCTGACTGAAACACGGAAGCCTCGTTTGGAGGCCGAGACTCCCGCATCTCAATCATATACTAGTCCCTAACTATTAATAGTCAGGCGTTGGGCTGAAGTCAGCCGCCGTTACGTTAGCAAGACTAATACCTGTCAAAGCAGCGTGACGATTACGTCTGTCGCTGAATGAGTTTTTATACGACTTCACAAACCATTCTTTACCGTCGAAGTCGGCCAATCTTGAGAACTGGCTTCCATCTTCAGAGAAGTAGTCTGCGTCTCCATCGAGATCAACTGTAAATAGATCTTCGACAGATAGCGTATAAAGCACATCATGGATCTGCCAATCGTCTTCAATGAAGTCCATATTAGCTATCCGGACGGCTTGGTAACCGCCTTCAAATGTGCGTCCCAATTGTGTTTGCTGCTGGAACCCAACCAGAGTTCTAGCTAGCTCTGCAATCACAGCACCCTGTGCCACACAAACGTGTGTCCCTGGACCAACCGGTGAAGTAGACTTCGCCCGTAGCTTGCGGAAATGCTCTGTCACCTCGATGTGATCGAAGCTAGACGAAGCTTTTCTGTAAGGCTTCCAGCGTGGGTACGTTGATTGAGAAATGTTAAACACCGTAGTACTTCCTGCATCAGGGTCTACAATATCCATTAGACCATTAGGTGCATTCGTGTACTCTGACGTAAAGTAGTCAGTTGCAATATTCGGTGTAGTTGCCATGACGATCAGGTCATTAGCAGCCAAGTTATTTCCAGGCTCCCAAGTACCCGCAGTCGTGACGGTTACCGTGTTAGTACTGTAGTTTACACTAGCTACAGTACCGGCTCCGGCAATGTTGTTACTATCATTGACATCCACCCAAGCCAGAATCATACCTGGCTCAACGTGCATCAATGGGGGTGTGCTAGCGTGTCCATAGCCATCTTTGGCAACAAACACTGTCGAGCTTGAGCGTGAAGAAACCTTACACAGTGTTCCTGTGGAGGTTCCTACAGCGTGGCGAATCTGTGCTCTTCCGAAAGCATCCCACATCTGGTCAAACATCCGACCGAGGAGATCTCCGAAAGCGCCTGGACCGCTACTCGCACGTTTCTCGATAAAGTTATCAATAGCTCTACGCACATAGAGCCTTGCTGGCGTTGCCTGTCCTTCCACCGCATCAACATACTGGTGGTCGGGCAAATTACCGTCAGATCCTTGTGCGCCACCCGCATAAGTTAGATCTACCGAGAAGACGAGCTTCTCTCCATCTAGCCTATAGTCTCCAGCCCCTGCTTCTTGAAACAACTGACTGGTGGGTGACCACGAAGATACATTTGGCTTGACTTCGCCAGCATAAATCTCATGCACCAATCCTGTAAGATCGGTGATGGCCTCAAGTCCTGAGACCTGTGATCCTAATGCCATAAGTCAAACTTCCTTTTAGTTATTGAGCTTGTTGGCCCCACGACCTGACGCGTGACCTCCTTGCTCTCCTCTGTTGACCCGGACTCTTCATTCTCAACTCCTGATTTTCATCCATCGAGCCAGTATCTCTGACTCCGGCTGAAATTGTTGAGGGAATCCCCCTGGGTCTCGTACTATGACGAGTGGCAGCGTCTTGGAGCTTCTCCTCCTCTGCTGTCCGCGCTTCCTCTTGAGCCTTGGTTCTTGCTTCCTCGGCTATTCTAGCTTGTTCCGCATTGCGTTGTTCGGAAAGTCGATTCTGAATTTCCGGGGTGGATTGATACACTGCGTTAGCATACCTGTACCACCCTGCTGGTGTTGGAGTTTCACCCCTAGCTTGACAAATAGAGCCATAACCCGACAAAGCTTGTCTGACATGACCTTCTGTCCATCCAGGGTACTGGGGCGGAACCTTTGCGCTTGGATTGCCTTGCAGAGCATCGTTGATCGCATCCATGGCGAAGTTTTGTGCTTTCTCTGCGGCTATCGTACCCACATGTTCGTTCCTAGCTTGTTCTACTCTTTCACTCAGCCCTTCTGCTTCAGCGTTAGCTATAATGCCGTTGCGATAGTTATCCGCATCGGCCTCTCCGTAGGTGTTTTTCAAATCAGTATAAGTCTGAAGCTGTTCAGCGGTTAATGTGCCACCACTGTTGGCTCTTTCTTGCCAGTAATCACCATTAGCACGGGACTCGATAAGCTGCGTGTTTAATTGTTCATTCTGGACTCTGACTTGATCTAATTCACTCCTACGGGTGTGGCTATTCAATAAAGCTCTGAGATCTCTTTCGTCCTCTTTGCTTACCTCGAATGCCTTGCGCCCTCTTTGTCGCAGAGGATGATCGTCTGCGAGAGGAACTGTCACAGTACCTACAGGGGTAGTGGCCTGTTCGGTATTTGTGGCCCCAGCTTCTGCTGACGAAAGCGCTGTCGTAGCATTACTGAGGGCTTGTGTTGGCTCTGTCACAGGGTTTTCTGGCTGCGTCATAGCCTCATTTGTTGTTTTCATAAACTGACCACCTTCGGGCGTCCCACTCGGTTGCCGTAGCCGGTCAGTTGCTGTAGTTGTGTCGGACTTTTCATTAGCTTGCGCCACTCGTTGGTTGAACTTTTCTGCCAGACGATGGCGAGCACCCATTTTGATATCACTAACAGTTTGTGACGTTTCTTTTACTGGTTCTGTCCCTGTAGAGACTTCCGGGGCCGTTATGGCGGCGGTGTCACTCATAATATTGTCCTCATGTTAGGCTGACCCTGTTCGAGCAGCATTAGTTAACTTCTGTACTTCACTTTTTGGAACAGTCATTGCTTGTGAACTGGTTGTTCCCCCTGGCCCAGCAGCTTGGCTATTGCCTCCACCTTGGCGTCCAGGCTTTGGTGATGGTCCAGCTTGTGCCATTTCGCCTTGAGCATTGGAAGCCAACTGCTTGCGACTCAACCATTGGAAGAACTGGTCTTGGCGTAGCATCGCCACTCTGCGTACTATCGCATCTTCACTCTCATCCTGTGTCATTGTCGATAGTGCTTCGAGGTGTGCATCAGTATCATCATCCATCATTATTGGATACTGTTGATCTACTAGTGGCCATATCTGCTGGGCAGCTTGCTCCACCATTGGGTTTTGTAGCCCATCTACCTGAGTCTCATCCAGTTGATACTGTGTCCTGAAATCTTTCACGACATTTCTAATGCCTTGATTCACCACCTTAGCTCGACGCTCTCTCATCTCTTGAGGGTCTAGCTCATCCGGCCACAGACTTCTGTCTGGATACTGCTTCTTGAACTGTCTTGTCGATATTGCCCTCTCTCCGGTCAGAGGATCGAACATTTGCCACAAGTTCATTAGCTGTTGCGCCTTAGCCTCGGTTGTCGCTCCAAAGCCTGATGTCAGTCGATACATTGGTGGTTGCTCACTCAACTGATTGCGATCTATATATGGCTTAATGAGATGAGCTATCTCGTCACCGGCTACGTCCACAAGCCACGGCACATCGCCATATTGCTTCATTAAACGCCAGCAGATGCCCATGAACTGCTCGGCACTCCTGCGGAATTGCATGTTGGTTGGGCCGTGAATCGTATCGTCTGCCCTAGCCAGTGCAACCACCTTAGCGGCGGCATCTCCTGATCTGGATTCTCCCCTAGATGCAGCTTGCCAGCCGCCTTTGCGGAACAAACCTGTCTCTAGCCGAGATATCTTGTTCTCTAGCAATGGTATGTGCCTATAGGGTAGCTCTAAGTATTGAGGTAAAAAACTAGAGTTCGGATCTATCTCAATCTCTCCGTCATCCATGTAAGCTGCTGAGTCATCACCAATCACTCCGGCAGTGACCAGTGGAGCCCTAACGCTTCTTCTGACAAACTCGTTGACCAGTGTTTCTAGCTGGTTTAGCTGTACTTGGTCTTCATCAAGGTCTGCGACAAATGGCTTTCCGAGTACATCATCAAACCGATTGCTACCATAGACTTGCACAGCGCTGAATGTTCCACCAGGCAGTGGGCCATCATGTAGCGTGATGGCATTACCAAACCCTGAAGATGAACCTCTACCAGAGGCGTCTGCTGGGTCTGTAGATGCACTACCATTCAATGCTACGATCGTCAAGCGTCCATATGGATATCGTAGATCGACACCCGGAGCTATCTCTCTATAGACAAGTGCGATTAGCTCTTCGCCATCTAGTCCACTCATCTGGGCTGCTGTGCCATGTATTGAGTTCCCGGCTTGCATCCACTTACGAACTGTGCGCTGAAACCGACTACTGGAATTTAGCTTCGTTGAACCTTCTATATTAGGTATATCTGGAAATGCTTGTCGTACACCCTCGGCCCCTACCACTCGACCATAAGACATTCTTTCCACTGATCCTCTAGTACTGCCGGTTGCATATACTGTATCGAACGGATCCCCTACAAAACAATCAATCGTTCCACGCATTGGTCCTTGCATACCCTCAGCGTGTACTGGCTGGTATGCATCATAGTGTACGTCATCTCTCCAGAATGCATGTATAGGACAGTGCCCATAGGCAGCAGCCATGTACAGTGCTTCGGTGAATAATGCATTTAGATCCTGCTGATGAGCAATGTAGTTGGCAAATGCTTGGTCGATAGCTCCGGACTCTCTGGACTGGCGGTCTGGTCTTGTCTCTACAACAAACCTGAAAGGCATCGTTGAGTGGTAAGCCACCATGTTGTCCACAATTGGACGCAATAGATTGTTCTGTGCTCTCGGCACTCCAGACAAGTTGTGAGGGATCTGTATCCTCTCACCATTGTAGAGGTCAGCCCACTGGTTATCGCCTTCTCCATCTATGTGGATCATGTACTTTTCGGCTGTCAGGTCGTGAAACCTTCGACGATCAAGTCCTTTCCGGTGAAAATCAGCGACATCCCTGGCTAAAGACTTAGGATCTTCTTGCGATCCATCCATCTGATTCTCTGTTTGCGAAGGAAAACCCTCGCCACCATGATGCCCGCTGGACGTAACTGTGGTATTTAGTATGGATGCCATAGTTAAGAAAATAACACTTCATACTCGCCCAGGTCAGTCAGAGGTTCCACTGTCAGTGGGTACACTTACAAAGGTATAGTAGATCTCAGTGATGGCTGCTTGTGGCTTTTTGCTATTAGGATATCTGTGCAAGACGCGTCGAGCATAGGTCTCGACTGTTCGAGACGAAATGCCTAGCCTGTTTCCCACCTGTCTGTATGTCAAACCCTCGCCTCCAAGAAGCACAACAACTTGTCGCTCTCTTGGTGAAAGTCTAATCAAGGCTGTTTTCCAAGGTTTGCTGTATCTTACTCCAAGGCTGGCCTTGTCGGTGTCGAGCCATCAACACGTTGTTGCGGACCCCTTGCCGGGTGGCCTCACTACCGAACTTTTGTATGATACGCTCTATCTCACCGGGGATTGGCTCTAGTGGCACCT